TACTGGGATCAGTTTGAAAACTAACTTTAGATTCTTCTTTAGCCTTAGCATTCATTTCTCCTGTGTAAGGGGTACTACCCCAGCTTGAGAGTAAGGTATCTCTAATAATATCTACCATATGAACGTAACTGGTAAATATAACAACCTTGTTGCCTTCATACTCTCCTAAAAAGTTATCAACATACTCTTTTAATGCAGAAAGCTTAGGAGACTTAGTTACTTTATCTAAACGACCGGTTTCTTTTAGATCAGCTACGTACCCTGAAGACTCTGCTGAAAATTGAAGTAATTCTGGATGGTCACAAAGCATTCTTAATGACGTTAGTTTAGACATAATTTTTCCACGCAGTGCGTCTGCGCCCTCAAAGGAGTTTGCTTGCCCATAATGAGAGAATATGTCAAAGCTAGCACCGTAAGAATCCATAGCTTCATCAAGGTCCCCTAAGATTTCATTAGCAATGCTCTTATAAAGCTTAGATCCTGCGGAATCAAATTGAATTAAAATAGGTTCAGCAAATATTGTTTCTGGAAGGTACGGGGCAACATCCGGGTCAGATTGACGCTTACGTACACATGCTGGAGATAGGGTTGTATTGAGTAGTGGGAGGTTCCTATAACGGTCTACCCCACCAAAACGATTGCGAACAATAAAGGTCTGATCAAATAAATCAAAACGTCCTAAAAGACTATTGTCTACAAACTGCATAATTGAGTAGAGCTCTTCTGGTTTTCCGTTTTCTACAGGTGTACCAGTAAGAGCAAACTTATAATCGCTCTTTAACTTCTTTACGTACTTGGAGCGTTTGGATCTAAAACTTTTGATTGCGGTTGCTTCGTCGCAGATAATGAATCCTGTAGGGAGCTGTCGTACGTACTCCCAGTCATTAACAACTTGCTCGTAGTTAATAATGACGTAATCAACGAGTGTATGCCCCCAGTCGAAGGCCTGTTGGTATTGCTCAATGCGTTGTTTCGGCGTTCCATCAATAACCAAAGGTGTTGAAGACTCATCGGTAAACTTCCTAATCTGATCTGCCCATTGGTATTTGAGGCTAGACAGACAGATAACTATACCTGGTTCCATTATTTTCTGTTCGTCCATAAGACGTTCGATAGCTGCAATTGTAAGCACCGTTTTACCAAGGCCAAGATCATAGGCAACAAGCATCTTGCCGCGTTCGCACATAGCATCTACAGCTTCCGGTTGATATGGAAGCAAGGTGCCAGTAAACGTCATTATTACTCTCCTACTTTCCTAACGGTCACAGGGCCGCACATAGAAGCGTAGTACTCATCTTCTTGTTTACGAACGGCCTCTTTGCGCCTCTTATATCTCCGAGTGTACTCCATGGCACCACCCATAGAACCGCCGATGCTTTTTCCTTTAGTTACTGCAATTTTACTTCCTTTTTTAGCCATAGATTGCATCCTCTCCAAAAACAAAGTGCTTTGCTTTTGCAATGCCGTACTCAATCTGTTCTTTACTCATGTCACCAATATCTTTTAATCCGCTGTCGCCGTAGTTAAAGAACCAACACTCCATGCCTGACTCTTTACATTTAGCAAACATTTCTTTAGATGCTTTTTCTCCCGCTGCATCAATCCTAGGGTTATCAAAAGCAAAGATCAACTTCTCAGCTTTCCTAAACAAATCAAACTGCGCTTGACTTACAGAAGCGCCATAGGTTGCTAGCCCACCTAATTGCAGCTTAGCTGAACTAAGCTTCACCACATCTAGTGGAGACTCAACTATGAGCACAGATGAGTCAATCAGAACGTCAAGACCAAAAAGCGTTAGTGACTTCTGGATTCCTGCCGGCCTGTTACGGAAAGTTCTGTTTGTCTGTCCCTTTTCTTGCCAGCCCATAAGCTTTGAACTCTCAGCATTCCTAATTGGAATAATCCAAGCTTCTTGTTTGCGGTCCCATTTAAGTTCGTGGTTAGAAACAGCGCTTCGCGTTAGCTGTCGTGCTTGTAACGCCCAATCAGGTACCTCATCAAATACTGCAAGACGGGCGTCGCTCATCTCAATTGGACGGGGAGCAGGACCAACATAAGCGTTGCGCATCTCTTCAAGTTGCTTAGCAAGTTCTTCAAAGTCAACTTCGATCTCTTGCTGTAGCCATGCTTTTGCAGCCTCATAGTCAGGGCGATCAAACTTAGTTTTAAGTTCAAGCACATCTGCTATGAGACCAAGCAAAATACCTTTGTATCCACAGGAGAAGCAGTGGTGGACACCGGTCTCAGCATTGATTGACCAAGATGGATTGTTATCTTGACGACCAACTCGTTCTAAGTGCATCGGGCATAAACCGATAATCTCTCTGTTGCGTTGAGAGCCATCTACACCCAGACGTAGGAGTACCTTCTCAATATCCCCGTCGCGGTACATCTAAGAAAAATCTCCAATTACACGGTACATAATTTCTGTATACGTGGCTGCGTTTGCAGCAAGATCCTCTGGATGATGAAGCTCGCTAGACTCGTCCTCTTCTGACCAGTTAGCTTTCATATAGTTACGCAAACCTTCTGAAAGACGGTCTACAAATTGATCTACAGTCATGTAACCGCGTTCCATAAGTTGCTCATCTGTAGGCATTACAAACTTATTCTTTTTACCCATTTCGAGTCTCCCTGTAATCAATTGGTGTTGGTGCTGTAGCAAGTGCGCCACATAAAGCACACTCCATATCTAACATGTACAAAGAGATTTCTCCCTCTTCAAACATTGCTTGAACCTTCCATAAGAAAGATCCACAAATACAAACGTGGAGTGGAGCATCTTTATCTCTTAAATCTAAACTCATAGTAATGCTCGTTTCCGTCGTCTTAAGTTCTTCCGGTCTTGAGGAGTTGTACCTCCCCAAACACCATCCAAACTACTGTCCGACATAGCATACTCTAGGCAAGCAGTAGTCAGCGGACAGCTCTGACATACAGCCTTTGCCTTGTTCACGCTCAAACGGTGGTTGTAGTCCTCAGGAAAGAACAACTCTGGATCCTCTGACTTACATAATTGAGAGCCATTAAATGGTGCTGATCCCAAATAAAGATCCATACTCTTCAAACTTCCCTTCTTCCCAGTCCCATAAGAGATCACTTGATGCCGGTCCACAGTTACGACTTGCAACGATACGTAGTTCACGGGAAGTATCGTCTTCTTCATCTTGCTTTTGTAATCCTAAAATAACATCTGAGTCTTGATAGAAAGATGATGAGTAACCAATTGCATCTGCTGATACTTGACGCTTCTTCATCTTCCATAACAAAACTTGAGTTGAAATAACAATAGGAATTTTCTTAGCCATCGCAAGTTGCTTAAGACCACGAGTTATATTCGTAAGAGCTTGAGGACTGTTTTGCTCTCCAGTAATTTCATCAACCATTAAATACACACCGTCCACAAACACAATGTCTGGACGAAGCTTGTCGATCTTTGCAGCAAGACCGGTAACAGTCATTGCAGATACTGCATCTGTTAAATAAAACTTATGCATGCCTTCCATATCTTCAAGAACCTTTTGGTATCGAACCTCTTCTTCTTTAGTCAGGGCCCCGCGAATCAACCGGGAGTGAGCAATGTGGGAACGCATTGCATCGTGTCGATGTTGCTGCTCAATGTTGTTCATCTCAAAAGATTGGAACAAAGGAACGAAGCCATCGTTGTGCACGTTGACTGCAACCTGCAAAGCAAGAACTGACTTACCTGTTTTAGGTGGAGCAATAATTGTAATTAACTGACCAGGTTGCAAACCAGCGGTTGCTTGATCAATAGTTCTAAAGCCGGTAGCAATACCTAACAAACCGTTTGGACGAGTCTTTACATTTAGATACTCATCAAAGCGTTGAATAGCGTTAAGAGTTAGGTCGATGTCGGTTGACTCACGAGAACCTTCATCAAGAAGTTTTGCTACTCCCTGATTCAATACCGCAATAGCAGTGTTGTGATCTCCCGAAGCAATTGCTTCTGACGCATCTTGTACAACCGTAATTGTGCTTTGACGTTTACGGTATTCAATAAGCTGATCTAATAAATAATCAATATTGTCTTCTACTGCTAACAAACGATATGTAGGAAAGTTATCTAGAACAGTAACGCCAGTAGGAACTTCTTGATACTTAGTCCAGTGTTGACGGATAAAACGCCACACTGCTTTGTTCTCATCTACAAAGAACCAGTCGTCGTTAACACCGGCCTCTAGAAGAATAGAAATATCTCGAGTTCGTACAGCGCGGGAGAGGAGCCGTACTTCGTTATCTGCTGCCACTACAAGCTCCCAATCTCTAAATACTTACTGCCGTACCTTAGACCCCTAGAGGGTATATCCACAACCCCTTTGAGTTCTGGACGATAGGGAAGTTCTCCCACTAAATCTGCTACTGAGTTATATCTGTTTACGTAATTAAACGGGTTAGTGCCGAGATTGTTTAAGTCCTCAAAGACTTCTTCCATTTCTTTCTTTGAATAACCAAAGCCAACTAACTCTAATGTGTATCCGTACTTTTCGCCAAAGCGCCAGAACAAAGAAAGAGACTGACGGTTGTAACTGCTCTCTTCTCCAAAGACAGGTATCCCTAGAACTTTCTTGAGAGTAGGGGCCCGGTCAAGAATGCAATCTAAAGTTACTACTACTCGGAGAGGAACCTCGTTTGAGATATCCCCACCCTTCATCAGACTACTTCAATTTTTCCGTAGTTGATTAACAGGTTTCTAAAAGCCTCTGGTGATTGAACAGCCAGGTTAGCTTCTAGGACTGGAGCTTTTGTAGAAATATGTGTTGGGTAGACGCCGTTGTTGTCTGACATCCGCTCACGGACAAAACGAGTGTGCTTGCAAGAACTTCTGTTCTTGAACCCTGAGCAATTGCAACGAACCTTTAGGGAGTTAGCCTCAATCTCTACTTCGTGCACGCCAGTGTCAGATAGAAACAACTGCGACACTTGCCAACTCTTCACTGAAAACCTCATCATCTTCTTAGATCCTTCCCCGAGTTTACCTCAATT